CGCCTGTTTCCAAGCGTACTGCGCCGAGGTAATTACATCTGAAGGACTCACGTTCAAAACCTCATACCCGGAATAGCGCTTGTAGGTGCTATTCTCGGCATACGACAGTTCCTGATTGATCGCTGTGCCTCCGTCCACTGTGCGAATCTTGCCGCGTTTCTCCAGCTTCATCAGCAACGCGTTGTTGTGCGTTACGTTGTCAGCCAGTCTCTTGGTTCGATTCTCAATGGCGGAAGTGACAATTTCCGAAATATTCGGGTTTGCCATTTTCAGCCTCCTAAAAGGTTAGGTTATGCGTGTTGCTGGAATTGGTATTCCAGCTCCTGTCGAAGACTCCTTGGCTGTTCCGCTGCTGTGCCGTTGCCGCCCCCAGTCAGACTCCCGTTTGCTTTCTTCGCCTTGGCGGCGGCTTCCTGTGCCGCTTTGCGGGATTCGATTTCAGCGCGGTTTTTCTCCGCTGTCCGAACCTTCTCTCGCACGGCTGGATTCGCCCATATCGCCTTGTCGTAGAGTTCCGGGAGACTCACTTGAACGCCATTGGCCGCTTGGGCCTGCGCTAACTGAATCATGTCATCGTAGACTTCCTGGAAATGAGGATGCTTCAGGTTGCCCTGCTCATCCTTCTCCTCCCGGAAAGCCCCGATCTCTTGAACCGCCTGGGCATTGCGAGCTTCAAACTCCTGCTGTCCCTGCGATTGAAAACCATATTGCATCTGTTGGACCTGCTGTGCCAGCGGCCCCAGTGCGTTCTGAATCTGCTGTTGAATCCCTAGCGGGTCTTCCTCGACCGGCGGCAGCTGCTCCTGCGCGGTCTGGACCTGCACCCCATATTCCTGTGCCAGGGACATCAGTGCGCCGTATTTCTGTTCGGGGGTGCCGACACGGAGGATATTCTCCGCCTGCATCAGCCGCTCGAACATGATTTCCGGGGTCGTTCCGATCTGCTGGGTGTAAGGACTCCATCGCTCCATCGCCTGACGGATAGGGGCGATTTCCTGCGAGCGCCTGGTGTGCGCCGCCTCCATTTCCTTGTTCCGCTCCATGAGAAACTGCTTCGCTTGAGGGTCGAGCTTCTGGAACATCTCCTGATGCTCCTTGGCCCAATGCTCCGGAGCAATCATGTCCTCCGGGGCCTGGGCAGAAGATTGCTCCACCAGCGATTTCTCTTCCTCGCTGAGCTCCTCGCCTTTCTCGGCTTTCGCCTTTGCGGCCTCTACCGCGGCTTTCTGGGCCTCGGCGGCTTCGGCGGCGGCATTGGGGTCTGCCTCGGCTTCCTCGGCGGCCTGTTTCTCGGCATCCTGTTCCACCGCAGATTCCAGGGCTTCGCGTAACGAGCCCTCGGGAGCAGCTCCCTCAGGGATAACCGGCTCGGCCCCGTCGGCAACTGCCTCTGGGGTCAATGTCTCTGTCTCTTGGTTGTCCATAACAATATCTTACTCCAAATTATCTATTGAACTGGTGACGTAGAAATTCCCTAGGGGATTCCATTTCTACGGGTTTGTGCGGGTACTTCCCTGGGGGCATATCATTCCCCACATCTTCCACGCCGTTTCGGGCGTTGTGTGCGCGTAACTTGGCCCTGGAATCAATCACGGACCCATCCACAGGGGATTTGAATTGGTACGGGAGATCGCCGTGTACCTGCAGGGAAGTCCTCTCCCTGCGCGGCTTATCCAGGTCTTTTTTCCGCTTCCAGCGGCCTGGGGACACTTCCACCCACTCGGTCACAGTACAGAGGCCTCCAACGCCATCTTCTGTTCCTTGTGCTGGAGATCCATGACCATCATTTGCAGTTCCAGCTCGCTTCTGGCCAGGTCTGATTCCATTCTGGCCTGCTCGCGTTGCAATTCCACAACGTCCTGCTGGGCTTCGGACTGCATCTTGACCTGCTCGGCCTGAGCCTTGAGCTGAAGCCTCTGCAATTCAATCTGGGCCTTGGCCTGCTCCACCTGCATCCGCATTTTCAGGGTTTCCATTTCGGCCTGCGCCTTCATTTCCTCCGGCGAGGGCTGGTCGGGCTGTTCCTTGGCCTGCGTCTGCTTCTCCTCGAATTTCTGCAGGAACTCCTCGAACTTGGACTCCATAGAGCGTCCGGCACGGAAGCCCCGAATCGTGAACATCATCATTTCACCGAGCAGCGGCGTCATTTCAGGCACCTGCATCATCATGGGGGCCATCTGCGTCAGGTAGGTTCCGGCGGCATTCAGGAACTCGGTGCGCTCCTTCTGCATCAGCTCGGCATTCATTTCAATGGTGCTGTCGGTCTCGATGTCAATGCGGGTCTGGCGCATCTTTTCATTCTTGAGCAGGTCGGCAACACTCGCCCACAACTGCTCTTTCTGCGTTTCCTCCATTTCAGCCACTTCCGGCATCATGTCGAATCCGGCTTTGTCCCTCAGGGTGGCGGGTTGGAACAACTCCACCATCATTTCCGCCTGAATCCGCAATACGTCCCTGGAAACCCGCTCCACTGCCCGCCGGCGCTGATCCAGGCGCTGCGTGGTGAACGAGGTCTTGATTCTCGTGGCCGTGGCCTTCTCCCTGGGATCGGTCTTGCCTCGGGCCGCGTCCGATATGCCGGAGACCTCGTAAATCGTGGACTTGACCTGCTCTCTCGCCGCATACAGGCCGGACAGCGTGTTGACGACGAATTCCATGGGCAACCATTTCACCATTCCCCCAAGACTCGAGCTTCCCGGCGCACTCTTGCCCAGCAGCGCCGCCATGTTCGACACCGGCACCATCTTTCCGTCATTGCTTCCCTGCAGGACTTCCGCCAGCCCCTCCGCCGAGGCGTCGTACACGCCGACCAGCCTCAGGGCCTCGGTCAATCTCTGGATTCTCCACGAGATGGTGTCCAGTTCGTCCGCCAGATCCACGTACATCTTGTAATCCGGTATCGGGAACAGGGATTTATTCGTCAGCGTGGCGAATGCGGGTCTTGGGCAAGGGAAGAACTTCTCCAGTCCGTAAGGGTCCTTGGTCTTTTCAATCCACTGGTCGAAGTCCTTCGACAGGAACATTCGCTGCCTGGAGCGCATATCCCATATCTCCCACACCTCGGCCATTTTCAGGTCCTCTTTGACCTTCTCCTTATCGGATGCCATGATGGACGCCGTCCTGTTTTCTCCAGCTAACGGGACCTGCCTGAATATCTTCCCGAACCGGGCTACCCCTTCGTCACGGGTGAGCATGGTTCTCCGGGCCACCCATCCGTTGCGCTCGATTTCGGCCCAGCTTCGGGCCTGACTGTGCGCGAAGTCCATCCAGTAGACGTAATCAATGATGGTGCGTTCATTGGCTACCCGCTCTTCCTCGATAATCCAGCGCTCGCCCTCCGGCATCACCTGGTCTGCCTGGACCTCCGCGCCATACCGGTCACGGTAAAGCCCGTCCACGTCCAGGCTCACTTCCGTCCGCATCTTGATAATGTCCGACTCGAATACCACCCAGGGAATGCCCCGGCCGACCAGCAGATTGTCCAGCACGACCTGATTCATGCTGTCCTCGAGCCCGGAAGTCTCGGTCTCGAACTCCACCGCTCTTTCAATGACCTCGGCCGCCGCTCGGCCCACAGCGTCAGGGTCCTTGTTCCTGCGCTCTGCCACGATGCGAGGCACCCGGGAGAATACAGAGGGCTTGAGGGTCTGGATATTGCTCCAGAGCAGATTGAAGATGGGCTTCTTGGCCTTGGACTTGCGCGTTCCCAATTCCTGCTTTTCAAGGCTGAATCGCTCCTCGATCATCTTGGCGTCTTTCATCCAGGACTCGGCGGATTTCTGGTACGCATCCAGAGAGGCCTTCCAAAAAAGCAGGCTGTCGCGCGGATTCGTCGGGACTCTTTCCTGTTCCATGATTTCCATTATATGAGAAATTCCCCTAGTACAGGCCTCTCCTCTGCTTATCCTCTTCAATCAGATCATTCAGGGTCAAATGATATGGATTCGGTTGGCTGAAGTCCGGCTCAGGCGGGGGCGGCTTGGGCGCTTCCCCACTCTCCATTCCGGCCAGCATCATTCCTATGAGCGCCAGCGAATCCACCTGGTCGTCATGCTTGCCTCGGGGGAACTTCAATAGCTCCTTCACAAGATCCGGAGCCCAATGCGCGTGTTTGGGCAACCACAGGCCCAGCCCGGACATTCTCGCCTGCATCGAACGCGCCGACACCACTTTGTCCCGGGTCCTGGCCAGCTGGAGACGTCGCCCATGAATTTTCCTCTGGCTCTGTCTCTTGGTCAGGAAGGGGCCGATTCCCTTGGTAATCTGCCCTTTCTCCTCGGCCCAGGCAATGGTGCCGTATTTCTCCATCATGTCCAGCATGGGGTCTATCCACTGATCGGACTGGACCTGCTTCCGCCACACGTCCAAGAGCCACATTCGATCCTCCTGGTCGATTCCAACCACCAGATGCACCGTGTAGTCCCCATCGTCGTCGGTCAGCGCGTAGTCCGATGCGCCGTAAGT